GTTACTCCCCTTAAAGGGTTCACGCTTCTCGACATATGGTCGGCAACTGGAATTGGCTACACGAGGTAAGCCTACAAGGTCTGATTGGTTCATATCATCCTCCAATAAGTTGTAGAAAGGGCAGAGGGGTTACCTCTGCCTTGGTGTGTCAAGTTAGAACAACTTGGCTTTGGGTGCATTGGATACTGCACCTTCTTGCATAATCTCCAAGCCGTCTAAGGTTTCACACTTGATGTACAGAGCACCACCTGCTTGTGGTGGGGCTACTACCTTAAAGGTACTGTTCTTTACACTACCACTGACACTCTGTACCTCGAAGGCACTGAATGTGCCGTTCTCATTGACCTTCTTGGCTACTACCTTGATGGTGAAGGTAACAGGCTTGATGGACTTTTTCACTGTTGCTTGCATAGCATACTCCTAAAGTTGGTTAAGTTTACATTACATCTTTGACACCACAGCGGTGTTGCTGGGGTCAGGGACAGATTGCCATGCTCGGCGAAAAACGCAAACACAGGCTGGGCAAGGCTTGGCGGGTGAGCGAGCACTAACTTCGGAGGGTCGGCTGAGTTAAGTAATTTTACAAGGTCACGCTACAATCCATCACCGCGAGTAACAGATACAAGAACAACTGTCAAATACAAAACTTAGATTATTAGGAATTCGTATATGAATCAACAACTTACGGGGCAATAATCTAAAAAAGTCAAATAATCTTGTAAGGTTATGGTGACAAAACGCAACAACTTGCACCCGCCTTCCTTAACTTTACAGTCTTACCCCTAGATGAAAGGGTATATGTGTGAATCAGATAGATTATTTAGATTATTTAGATTAACTCTACTACAGAATGGCTTAGACCCGCATGAATACTGGCTTCCAGCGTGTCAAGTTAAACCTTACAACAATCTAAATGGGCCGTATGTCTTAGATTGCTCATGGATTAAAGCGTTATGCCCCTTCATTACTTTACATTTATGCGCTGAACTTGTCATGGCTGCACCCCCCGGCGTATGGTTTATATTTATATACATAGAATGTAAAGTTTAGGGCACAAAAAAACCCACCTTTCGGTGGGCTTGGGGTTAGAACAGTGCCATTGCCAGCCACAACAGTATGTAAAGTACTGGTGCAATGATGATGGCTGCTACTTCGGGGTGGTTCTCACAGAACTTTTCCATGTTATCTCCTGTAAAGCAGGGGATTTCTCCCCTGCTATGGTTTACTTCATCGTGATTCGGACATCTTGCATCGGGATTCCATCGTCTATCAACTCTTGCTGGAACTGTAGGGCTTGTTTGTCCCGCTTGAACCAGCGAAAGTAGATTGAATCGCCTTCTATCCACTTGACACAGAACTTGTGCAACTCTGCTTTGCGTACCTTCATCGGATTTCTCCTCATGGTTTGAAAAAGAACCCGACTGCTGTCACCAGTCGGGGTTTGGTTTAGAACAACTTACGCTTTACGGCTGTCGCCTTTGGCTCGTCGTCTGACAGTAACTGCAATCCGTCTAAGCTCAGGGCTTTCAGGTAGATTGCACCGCCTGCCATTGGGGGCACTGAGGTTTTAAACTCGTTGCCCTTGACGCTTTGCTTGACCACTTTGGCGGTTATCCCGCTTAGTGTCCCGTTCTCGTTGATACGAGTTGCTGTGATTTCAACCGTCACAGTGACGGGGGCGATTGACCGCTTAGCGGTCGGAGTGCGTTCACTCATGGTATAACTCCTAACAAGTTTTTAAAGAGCAGGTGCAGGGTTTGCACCTGCTGTCGTTGCGGAATTGCATCGACAAATTCAGATTGCCAGACTTTACAAAAATGTCAAATACGCCTGAAATCAAGGCGTTTCGATGCGTTTTGCTTTTCGTTTTGGCTTGCTTTTGGTTTGGTCAGACGGGGGGTACATGGATTGGACTTTTGACCCCCGCCCCTATATAGGTAAACCGCTTAAACCAAGACCCAAAAAAAGGAACGTGTAAAGTTAGCTCAATCGCCTAACCTATTGACACCCAAGTAAGTTGCTGTGTTATATTGCGAGCATGGATACCCTACCACTACACCACACCAAGTGGTCAGATAGGCTGGCGTTCGACATTGCCCTCACACTAGAGGGGAGCGGCGAGACCTTGCAAGAGGTCATGACACGTCACAAGATAGCCGCATCTGACATCATTGACTTCAACGCCGACCCGGTGTTCTTGAAGAAGGTCGAGCATTATCGCGGCGAGATTCAAGAGAAGGGTCTGACATTCAAGCTCAAGGCCCGCGCCCAAGCGGAAGAACTCCTGACAACTTCTTGGATGTTGATTCACGACCCAGCCGTATCCCCCGCAGTCAAAGCTGACCTGATTAAATCCACGGTCAAGTGGGGTGGCTTAGAGCCGAAGACTGAGGTGAGCAACGAAGGCGGCGGTGGCGGAGTGCGTATCACCATCAACCTTGGCAACGACCCACGGGATGCACGAACAATTGAAGCTGATGTAGTTGAGGCCACCGATGTCCCTGCCATTGATAATTGAGAACTGCTTTACAGAGATGTATGAGGGGATGCGGGCGGCGCGGTTTGCCGCAGCCAGCGAGGCACGCAACATGGAGAACAGCCTAAGGGTGGCTGGGCAGTCTTACAAAACCAAAATCATCAAACACAAACGCAAGGGTAATAGCTACCTTGTCCTGCTAGTGGAGGCACACAGTGGCACTTGACATCAACTACACCCCACCTCCAACGGGTAAGAAATTCATGGCGTCCGACGCCAAGATGCGAGTACTGATGGGGCCAGTCGGTTCCGGCAAGTCAGTGACTTCATCGTTCGAGGTTATCCGCAGGGCGAGTATGCAAGCGCCCAACCAGCAGGGCATCCGCAGAACACGGGCGGCAATTGTCCGTGAGACTGCACGCCAGTTGCAGGATACGACCATCAAGACATTCTTGGACTGGTTCCCGCCGGGGCAGTGCGGTCAGTACATGCGCACGACCAAGACATACTTCTTCAAAGTGGGCGACATCGAGTGCGAGATTATGTTCCGAGCACTGGACGATGCGGACGACGTTGCCAACTTGAACTCCTTGGAATTGACGTTCGCTTGGTTCAACGAGTGCCGAGACATTCACCCAGACATTGTTGATGCGATGTCTAAACGTATTGGGCGATTCCCGTCTGCTAAAGACGGTGGCCCGACGTGGCATGGGATGTGGGGCGACACCAACCCACCGACTATGGATACGTGGTGGTACTACCAGATGGAGGGGCTTGACCCCAAAGATGGTGTGTCTGCCAACGACAACGGCTGGGATGTGTTCAAGCAACCGTCCGGTCGAAGCGTGTATGCGGAGAACGTGGAGAATCTGCCAGATGGCTACTACGATACCCAAGGTCGCTCGGAAGAATACATCCGTGTCTACATCGACGGCGAGTACGGTCTGTCGTCTGCTGGTATGCCCGTCTACAAATACTTCAGACCGGACTACCACATGGGCAAGCAGAAGCTCCGCCACATCAACAACGGTGTGCGCCCTATTGTCATCGGCATGGACTTGGGACTTACCCCCGCCGCAGTCATCGGACAGCAAGACCCCCGTGGTCGGGCGCTGATACTTGGCGAGTGTGTATCGTTTGACATGGGTATCCAGCGTTTCGTGCGCACCATGCTCAAGCCCATGATTTACGAGCGGTTCGGTGGTGCACCCATCCTAGTGGTCGTTGACCCTGCGGGTGTGCAGCGGGCGCAGACCGACGAGCGCAGTGCAGTGGACATCATCAAGGCTGAGGGACTGAAGGTCATACCAGCCAAGACCAACAACGTGTCAGCCCGCCTTAATGCGGTGGACGACTACCTCATGCGTCAAGTGGACGGTGACCCAGCGTTCTTACTTGACCCCGGGTGCACACAGCTTAAAGCCGCCATGATGGGTGGGTATAGGTACAAACCCAAGGGTGATGGCGACATCGACAAGAACAAACACTCTCACGTAGCTGAAGCACTACAGTATCTGATGCTACACATCGCATCTGTTGGAGAAGGACACCACATGCCGCAGCGGCGCGACATTCGCCCTGTTGCATCTGCGGGCTGGACTTGATATGATGGGGGCACTGCAAGCAGGCAGTTGTCACCTCGCCCTTTCTCCAAGGGACTTCCCCCCGTCGAGTTCGCTCCGGGGGATTTTTTTCGCTTGCACTTTATTTTTCAGTATGTGTATACTTCCTGTCATGTGCAACCTACAATATGTGGTAGGGTGTGAATCAGGAGGCTGTAATGGCGAAGATTAAGGTTACGAAGACTTCAAAAATCTTTTCGGACAACGAGAAGATGGACAACAGTGGCCTTGCCGGAAAGCCTAAGCAGTATGAACCTCTTGAGTGGAAACCGCCTGTGATGACTATTGAAGACATCATGGAAGTTCAAGAGTACAAGACAAGCAAACGCCCGGATACTGAGGAGGACTAAATGGCAAAAGTACTATCCTACAGTAACAGCAACCCGAAGATGGGTGCACCATCTACACCCGTAAAGGGCTACAAAGATGGCGGTATCGTGGGCGAAGGTAGACTTACTCTGACACCTGTTAACCCACCTGCTCCTGCTACTCCTGCTGCGCCGACTGATACTCGTAATGCCGAAGGCCGTGGGCTGAAGTATGAAGCCTATGACACCACGATGGAAGCGTTTGCTAAAGCCCCGACCGTTGGTTACGGAGAGGCTGCAAGAACTACCGCTATGCCTGAGGTTGCTAAGCCTACTAACATCGAGTACTTCGGGGACGAATTTAAAGGGGAAGCTGAGAAGCTGAACCAACAACGTTGGGATGCGTACAACCGCCGTGCAGAAAATGCTGCTATCAGAACGGGTAATGTGCTTCCCGGGCAAACAAAGTCTGACCCAATCTATTCCAAAGTACCCGCGCTAACTCAGAAGGCAGTGCAGCTTGCACTACCGAAAACATCTGAGAAAGCTGCGATACCAAAGCCTTCTCCAACTAGCCTTACAATGGACTCGCTCGTAAAGACCGCGACAATGTTGACGCCTAAGAGTACACTGTTGTATGTGAGCGATATGCTCGAATACGCTAAGCAGCGTAAAAAGAAATCAGATTAACTGAGGTATCAATGGCTGGCCTAACTTTCCTTCGTGTAGTCTCCAACGCTGAACTCGACAAACAAGACGAGCAAGCAGCGGCACAGGCTTTGCAGGAACGCCAAAACCAACCGATGGTGTTGGGTCTGGCGCAGCATATTCGTATGTGCTGGGATGTGGCAAAGATTGCCAAGAAGCCAATTGAAGATGAGATGTTGCGTGCGCTACGTCAGCGTAACGGACAGTACGAGCCTGACAAGTTGCAGCAGATTAAAGCGCAAGGCGGCTCAGAGATTTACATGATGATTACTGAAGTCAAGTGCCGCGCAGCGGAATCTTGGCTACGTGACATCTTGCTCGATAGTGGTACTCCACCGTGGGATATTGTGCCCACCCCGATTCCTGATTTGTCTCCGAACGACCGTCGTGAGATTCAAGACATCTTCGCCAACGAAGTGTTGACGATGTTGCAAGAGAATCAGAAAGCTCCTACCAAAGAGGAGATGGCACAGATTAAAGAGATGGTCTCACAAGACTATCGCTTCAAGATTTTGCAAGACGCACAGAACCGTGCTGACAAGATGAAGCTCAAGATTGAAGACCAGTTTGCCCAAGGCGGTTGGTCTGATTCATTCAACGACTTCATCACTGACCTCGTGACTTTCCCTGCGGCCTTCATCAAAGGCCCGATTGTTCGTCGTCAGCGTACCCTCGGTTGGAAGACCGTCATGGGTAAGACTGTTGTCGAGCCAACTGAACGTCTCGCTCCTGAGTTCGAGCGTGTTGACCCGTTCCGTATTTATCCTGAGCCGGGCATTACTCGCATCGAAGAAGGCTACTTGTTCGAGCACCACCCCCTTTCTCGTTCAGACCTGTCAGACCTTATTGGTGTGCCGGGCTATGACGAGGATGCTATTCGTCGTATCTTGGATGAAGGCTCTGGCCCATCTTGGATTAACGAAGACGTGGAACTCATCAAGAACGAGGAGGAGCGCAAGTTCTACTCGTACATGCGTCCGACCGATGTGTTCGACGCACTTGAGTTCTGGGGCAAAGTCTCCGGCAAGATGCTTCGTGAGTGGGGTTTGACTGAGGAAGAAGTTCCTGATGAAGCCCAAGAGTACGATGCCAACGTCTGGATGATTGGTAACTACGTCATCAAGGCTGTGTTGAACTATGACCCACTGGGTCAGAAGCCTTACTGCAAGACTTCGTTCATCAAGTGCCCCGGCGCTTTCTGGGGTAAGGGTATCCCTGAAATCATCGAAGACATCCAGAATGTCTGTAACGCAGCGGCTCGCGCTCTCGTGAACAACATGGGTATCGCTTCTGGCCCTCAGGTCGAAGTGAACCTAGAGCGTATTCCTCCGAACGAGGACATCACACAGATGTCACCTTGGAAGATTTGGCAAGTGACCAACGACCCTGTGGGTTCGAGTGCACCTGCTGTACGCTTCACACAGCCTGAAGACAACGCCAACACGTTGGTGGCTGTGTACGATAAGTTTGCTCGTCTGGCAGATGACCACTCTGGTATCCCTGCCTACCTGTACGGCAACACCGATGTGCAAGGCGCAGGCCGCACGTCGTCTGGTCTTTCTATGTTGATGGGTGCTGCTGGTAAAGGCATCCGTCAAGTGGTTGGTCACATCGACGGTGATGTGATTAAGCCCATTGTCCAACGTCAGTTCGTGTACAACATGCGCTACGACGAGGACGAATCTATTAAGGGCGACGTTCAAGTCGTGGCCCGTGGCGCAGTTAACTTGGCTGTCAAAGAGACTGTCAACGTGCGCCGCATTGAATTCCTCAACGCAACCGCCAATGAAATCGACATGTCGATTATGGGTCGGGATGGTCGCGCCGCGATTCTTCGTGAAGTGGCTAAAGGGTTGCAAATGCCTGTGGACGAACTTATTCCATCTCGGGACAAACTCGCTTATCAGACCCGCGTAGCAGCGGCTGCGGAGCAAGCTCAAGCACAACAGGCTGCACAGCAGCCCGCTGGAGCGGCACTCCAACCTGATGGCGCACCCAAAGGTGGAATGGAAGCGAACACAGTCATGAACCGTAGTGGAGGTCAGCCGTGATACGTCCTGACCCATCAGTTGTGAAAGCTCTTTCTGTCGCTGTGCGTCAGCACCCAGAGATTCTGGAGTGGTTGAAGTCATGGCGTATGCACGAGCTAGAGCAGCTACCATCTGCGGTAAACAACGCGGCATTGATGCAGGGGCGATGCCAAGTTTTGGGCGAGATTTACAAGCTCGCCAAAGAGTCCCCTGAACTAGCGGCAAAGTCCTAACTGATATGACTCGCCGTCTAATCCACGCATACCGATAGGAGCGTTTTACTATGGCACTTCCAGAGCAAATTCGTAAACAGACCGAGGCAGTTCAAGAACTGTACGCACAACTCAATGGTGATGG